CAGGACCAACAATAACAAAGGTATCATACGCAACGGCATCCTTTGGTTCCGCCGTTGTTGCGGCACACAACACGGCGGATACAACCAACGGAACATTCTTGCTAACCGGAGCTGAGTTGGGGGACATAGTTATTGGATCTATCAATTCGCTCGGATCAACAACTGGAACAACGCAAATCGTAACCAGCTTTTTCCCTGTTGCTTCAAATGTAGTAAGATATGTTGTCAACAGCAAGGGATCGACCGCGGGGACGGTCCCAGCCGGAACAATCTTTGCAACCGCAATGAGGTTTACAACTTAATATGGCAAACATACTAGATCGCAATACTGACTTTTTAACCAACGGCACGGTAACGTCTGCTGGCCTGCACAACCTTATTGACGACACGAATATTTATGCTGGGCTAATTTCGACTCAGGCAGAAAAGACAACTGTTGGTACGGCAGATCTTGTGCTTGTTGCAGACTCGTCGTCGATAGGGAGCCCTCAGATAGCCGCGAACCGGACAACGGTTTACAACCTATTTGAAGACGCTTTGACCGGCGGGACATATGTAAATGCAAACTTTTCTGCAAACCTCACCTACGGAACTGCTACTGGCAATCGCACAGTTAGTACCAGCGCAACTATTACTACTGGAACAATCCCCAACCTTACCGCTGGAACGACTACATCAACTGCGGCAACGATTACCAACGGAACGATTACAACCGCGCTTATCCCAACACTAACTGCTGGAACTACAACTGGAACGGCTGGCATCTTTACGTCTGGAACAGTTGCCACGATTAACAGCACAACTGGAACGATTGCTACTCTCAATAGTACTACTGGAACGATTGCTACTCTCAATAGTACTACTGGAACAATCACTAATTTGTCCACCACTCTTGCTGGAGACTTTACGATTAGTCAGGGAACAGGAACAATTGGCACGGCAAAAATAACTCCAGAAAAATTATTGCAACCATTTACAAGAGAAGCCGTTGTTGCTTCAACCAGCGGAACAGCCATCGACTTTACTGGCATTCCGAGTTGGGCAAGAAGGATTACTGTAATTCTTAACGAAATTGCAACAAGCACAAACATTATTATTCAAATTGGAGATTCTGGTGGGATAGAAACAACTGGATATATTTCAACCTCTAATATATTCGATCAAGTTGGCCTTTCGACTGGAATAACCAGCACGGCTGGCTTTGCTTTTTTAAGCGCAACGAATACATCTGGAGTAGTTAATATACTGAATATAACTGGTGATGCATGGATAGCAACACATTCTGGTAAGAATAACACAACACAAATTCCAGTTGGTGGAGGATCAAAAGGACTATCAACAACATTAGACAGGGTTAGGATTCTATCTGACGGAGGAACATTTTCTGCTGGCTCCATCAACATCATATACGAAGGATAATTATGATAGCAAGAATTGAGAACAACATACAGACTGGACAAATTAAATATTTTGATTCCAATAATTCTGAAATAGAAAAATCACTTGCAGAGTCCGAGATTTACGAAAAACAGCAAGCTATTATTATTGAGAGGACAAGCCCTGCCTACATTGCAAAACAAAAATGGAATGAAATTAGATCGAGGCGTAATGGTTTTTTAATTCAATCTGATTGGACTCAACTTGATGATTCCAAGAAAAACAAGGATGCTTGGGCAATCTATCGTCAAGAGTTAAGGGATATTCCACAAACCTTTTCAACGCCCGAAGGCGTAATTTGGCCTTCAAAACCTTAATCGGATATGACCCTAACTGAAATCGCCCAATACGCAGGCGAGAAGATTGGCAAGACCGATGCCGATACGCTTACCTTTCTGCAAAAGTCAGCAAGTCTGAACTACAGGCGGGTATGGAACTTTGCCCCCTGGCGTGAGAGTATCACGAACTCAACCTATTCAGTTTCAACCGCAACCAGGACAGTGTCACTTGGTTCCCTAGTTGAAAATCCTTTATCCGTAGCCTACGGAGACAGCGAGCTCATGTCTGTAGATCTTCAGACAATTGTCAGTCAAGACGCTGACTTGCTAGACTCGGACAGGACCGGGACTCCGACTCAGTACTACTTCAAGGGCCGAAACACGTCCGGCACGGCGGAGGTTGACTTATATCCACTGCTCAACACGTCCAGCACAACCACATTGAAGGTAATAGAAAAGGTCACTTGCGTCACAAGGCAGAATAACATTGTTGAGTTTCCTCCGAGCGCATCCGCACTGACCGATGAGCTCAGGTTGCCACACGTTCATCATGTAGTCCTTGCCCTCACACATGCAGACGCACTTGAGCGGGAGCGTCAGTACGCAAAGGCTCAGTCTGTCGTCTCGACTGCAAATGCTGACCTTGCGCAAATGGCTCAGTACGAAATGAGTCAGGTTGGAGGAATAAAGGCTATCACTCCGTCTAGCCTTGGTGAATATAGTATTACAGACATAGCGGTTTAATTCATGCCATACTTCCAAGATAATTTGGATGAAGTCCTCTCATTCGATGGGATAAGAAATTTTGTAGGAGGACAGGCCAGCGGGTTGCAGTCGGATCTCTTGTCCGACAACCAGGTTCAGCAATTATATAACATGACCCTTTCTCCAAAGGGCAATCTTGAGACCCGGGTTGGGACTGCAAGTTTTGCGACCGGAGCGACCAGTGGGACAGGATCTGTTGGCGGGATGCGGTACTACGAAACTGGATCTACGTCTCAATTACTATCCGTAGCGAACGGAAGATTTCACAGCATCAACTCCAGCGGAAGCGCAACATTGAGTCCTGCAGATTTAACATGGGTTGCCACAACAAGTTCATTTGGAACAACAACACAAAAATGGTCTAGCGGATATTCTGTTAGTTCTGCAGTTGAAGTTCAGATGGCTCAGTTTAACAACAAGATGTACCTGGCAGACGCCGACGGTGATCTTCATTATTGGGACGGAGATATTATAACAAGGCAGGGTGGCAAGGTTAGGGCAATCACGATAACTAGCGCAGGCACTGGATATACAAGCGCGACTGCGATTGTAACAGGACCACAATGGGGCGGACAATTCCCCACGCTTATCACTCAGGTCGCGGGAGGCGCCGTCACAGGGGTGACCGTCGTCGAAGGAGGATATGGATATTCCGCGGCTCCGGTTGTGACCATTATTGGAAACGGATCTGGGGCAACAGCGACTGCGACCGTGAGTCCGCCCCCGCAGAATTTAAGACTTTTAATAAACACGGAAAACAGGCTTTTTGCGGTTGGGTCTGGAGACACTAGGAACACGCTTTATGCCTCGGACATTCTCGACCCATCGATATGGGATCTCACAAACAGCATCGTCGTGAACGGAGACGATGGGGACCAAATCACGGCAATCGTTCCGTACTACAAAAACAGGATTATCGTATTCAAGAAGCGCAGAGTTTTTCAAGTTGACATTCCGTACGACGCGACAACCGCGGCGGATTGGATTGTGTCAATCATTTCAAATAACACCGGGTGCGTAGCGAGTGGAACAGCGGTGCAAGTAAGTAGCGATATTCTGTTTTTATCCGACAACGGAATTAGGTCGCTAGTCCGCTCGGTTGCCGACGACTTCACTTCGGTTGGTGTACCAATTTCAGAAATTGTCAAAGATGTCATCCAGACCATCAACACCGACTTAATCAGAATTTCGACAGCAATTTATTATGACAACAGATATTTTCTGTCAGTTCCAACAGGATCAAACAACTTCAACGACACTCTTATAGTTTACAATACTGTGCTTGGGGCATTTGAAGGCACTTGGAGCCCACAAATCATGCAGTTTGCTCTTACAAACTTTGACCAGGCAGGAACCAGGGCAATGTTCAAGAAGTTGAACGGAGTTATCGAGCGCTATGCTGGATACAAATCTCCGGCTGGGACAGTCTCGGCAGATTACCAAGACGCCGGAACTAGCTACGAATCCTACGTGCGGACTAAGGATTTTAATTTTGGCGACGCGTTTGCGCTAAAATACGGATCGCATTTCGAGATCATCTTTGATGACTCTTTCTCAAGCAGTGCCAATATCTTTATTCAGAGAGATGTAGACACTGGCGACATTAGCGTTCAGTCAGGGTTAAACATTGCGAGCGCGGTTTTGACGCTTCCGTTTGTCCTCCCAGCCGCGCTTCC